TGTATTGAATCGTCTATTAGGCATTATTTTTTTCCTCCGTTCCTAAATATTTGTGTACCCTTTATACCATATATGCTCGCAACGACAAGGATCCACAAATTTGTAAACCAAGACGGGAGTGCCGCGAAATGTTCGAAGAACACTTTCACTTTCTCCATAGCTGACGGATCGTCACTTACAACTGCCCAGGCCAAAATCGCTATTGGCGCCGAGAGAATTAATAAAACTGCCTCGTCCTTCCAGTCTGATTGACGGGCTTCTAAAAGTTTACCTTGGTATTGTTTTTCACCTTTTGCCATAGCTTCTGCATGACGCATTTGAGCATCTGACATAAGCATTTTAGTTTGTTGTTTATTTTTATAGATGTGTGTACCAGCTTTGAGTGCTAATGATATTGCATTTAACCACATAAATTATCCCCAGAATTTAAAAAATTTTCCTGTTCCTAATATTATAGCAACTAATGAACCAATTGCAAATATAGCTTTTATGCCACCTTTACCCATATTTACTTGGGCTTTTAAATCTTCTATGTCTTTTGAATTTTTTATAACTAACGCTTTTACTTCATCTAATTTAAGCGCAATAAGTTTATGAGATGTAGTTGAAGTTGATCTTGATACGACTTTCTTTTTACGCATGATCTATTTCCTTACACCAAAATCTAACACTTAATTTAAACTCATTAATCATATCATATTCCATTATATTTAAGTATTCCGCAGATGCAGAATAACCGTATATAGCACATTCTGCATAATTATTAAACATTTTTTCATTTTGAATTGCAGGCATACATTGCCCATCTATAACTGAACATAATTGTAAAATAAGTATAAAATTCATTTGTTCATCATCCTGTCCATGTGATTATAAATTCTTCCTATCTGTTTATCTATACTCATAATTTCTTCAGTAAGCATAGCAATATGAACTTCCAATTGAACAATAGTCATCAAAGCCCAAGAAAATATACCTAAAAGAATTGTACCTAATAAACCTATTAACATAGTATTGTGTTCTGGTTTTAATTTCATTCCGCAACCTTGCCTTTATTAATGCCTTTTTTGATTACATATTTTTGTGTACCGTTAGCACCATGATTTACTTCTTTTTTTAAAAGTTTAAATACATTCATCTCTTTAAGTTTTTTTTCTGTATGCTTTTTAAATTGCTCTAATATTTTTGTATCTCTCATTTCTTTTTTCTCTTTCTTCTTAATATCTTTACTCTTGATTGCCATAACCAAACAGAAAATTTAATTGAGTATGTTTCTAAAAATGAAAATATATTATCCAGACCACCAAAGATTTTTAATAAAAACTTATCAATCATGTCGCTGGGCCTCCTAAAAAAGCCAATAAACACATAAGTATTATTAATATTGCTGTAAATCTGTAATCCATAACCTCCTATTTTATCAGAATAAGAGGTTAATTGGTATTATTTTTTCTTTTTGGAGTAATCCCTAGCCTTAATCATTTCAAGGTACTGTATGGCCTTCTTTATGTCTTCTAGACCCCCTTTTGAGCCATGCCTACATATGTATTTGATGGCCGCACCTTCTGCGTAAAGAAGTTTATTAGCATTAATAAATTTAGCAGGTTGGATGACCATTTTTTTGTAATGGTTACCGCCTATTTGTTTTTTATAAACACTCATTAGAATGATACATCCATGTAGTGAGAGCAAAATTCATTGACACTACAATAGTGCTGACATCTTACATCTTCACCTTTACGTTCTACAATTGCACAGCCTTTACCTTCTACCATTTTTTCACCAACGATAAATTGTTTAGCTTGTTCTTTTGTAGGAAATAAACGCCAAGCAGATTTTCTACCATCCTTCATAACAGCAAACTGATCTTCTTTACGCCATCTTTCTTTAGCTGTACATAAAGGTAGTTCTTTCATCTTCTCTGCGTCTTGGTGTAGTTTTATTCTAGCTTTAACATAGTCTTCTTGTTGTTGATCTGACCACCTACGTATAGGTATCATAACAACTTGTTTTCTAGGATAATTGTCTGATTGCATTACTCTTAATTTAGACCAATCTCGTAATATAGCCATGATAGACAATGATTTAACTTTTAATTGTTTTTTGTATTTAGTTAAATCTTTTTGGTTTTTACGACATAAGAAATCAAGAACATTCAATTGTTGTTCCCATTCAATTTTACCATTTGTTAAAGCATCTAATGCTGACCAAGCTGAAGTAACTTTAAAATCTATAAGTTTACCGTCACCTGTAAGCAAATCAAATGCACCAGATAGTGTCCAACCGTTAGTGATGTTATCATCTTTATAGTACAATCTTCGTTCAGCAATATCAGTAGCAACTTTTGCTCGTTCAATAATGTGGTGAACTGATTGGCCTAATAAAGAAAATATACGATCAGATACATCTTCTTTTAGCAAATCATTATTACGCATTTGCAAGACCCTTATTCTAGGGGGTGCAATTAAACGGGTAGTAGAGATATCTGAACCACTACTATCGTAGGGGTCATTCTTTACAGCCCGTTCAATTACTTTTGGTAAGTTTGAGTTGTTAGTTATAATCATTAAAATGGTATTGGACTATCACCGACACTTGCACCATTACCCTCATCACCTTGATCTTGGTTCATGCCTTCCAACTCTTTTGATCTTAAAATAATGTTTCTAATACCTTCAGATAGATTATTAAAAACTTCTTTTTTACCATTTTGAAAATCCTCTAAACTAAACACTGCTCCTTGAGTAATTTGTTCAGCAATTGGATCACCTTTTTTCATTGGCATTATAGATGATATTCTAGGTTTCCCATTCTTATCCATAACATTTAATAAGCATGGTACACCAAGTAATTTAGAAATATCAAATGATTGCTTTTCTGCCTCACTAAATGCTCTACCTCTCCATGAAGTTAAATCATTACCAAGATTAGCTTTTTCATGTAATGATAAAGTGTAAAATTTACTAATTGTTAATGGTTGACCTTCACTATTAAGTTCTTCTGGAGTTTCAAATATAATTAATACTTGTCTTTTCCAACTAATTTCACCGTTAAAGTCTGATTTTTGAGTACCTAAATCTATGATTTTAACACATCTTGCTTTATGTACTCCTACTGATACATTTGGATAACGTGGTGCATCTCCACTACCTGCTATTATACTTGTCATTTATTGTCCTTTTTTTGTATATTTATTATTAATTGTTAGGGTTATTTCATAATACTTAACCAAAGTCAAAGATTAATTGACATATGTTAATAAAAATGTATAAGTTTTTGTATGGCTACAATATTACCAGAACTAATAAATGAACTTGAAGCTAAAGCTAAACGATTAGAAAAAGATGTTGTGAATATAGATAAGTCATCTGTAATTCCTCAACACACTAACAAAGCTGAAGCTATATTATCAACCACAAAAGAATTAATAGATACTGAAGAACAAATGAAATATCTATTAAGAATAAAGAATATGTATTATGAGCAATCTTAAAATAGCAATGGAACGAAAAAAAGAAATCGTTAATCAATACGGTGGTAAAAATTTAGCTAGAATGTTGGGTATTTCACATCCTGCTGTATCTAAATGGAAAGTAATACCACCTTTTAGAGCATATCAGATTGCAAAACTTGGTGATTTTGATATAGAATATATTAGACCAGATTTACAAATTGCGCCTTTAAGGTAGGCGTAGCGCATCCACAATTTAGCGTAAAAATATACCTTTTGTATGGGGCGGTTTTTTCTTTCTCTCTCTAAGTTTAGTTTTCCGCCTCATACCCCCTTATTTTTTAACAATTTTTTATAGCACCGCTATAGCACCGCTATAGTTCTGCTAAAAAGTGCTATCGTTTTGCTAATGGCAAAAAATAGCCCTTCACCTTCACCTTCATCTTCACCTTCACCTCCAACTGCACACAAGATACCCCTATTGACACCCATTTCTTTTTGGTTTAAAACACAATTAACTAAACTCAAGGAGAATTAATATGAGAAAATCAATAACAGATGAACAGTCACCTGCGTTTCAATTTTATGCAAGTGATTGGATAAGTGACCCAAATAGATTGAAACTATCTTTAGAGGAACAGGGTGCATATATTTTATTATTCTGCCATGCATGGAGGGGTTTTCATATACCTTATGATAATGAAACAATTGCCAAAATGTGTGGATGTAGATTACAAAAAATTGAAAAAATTTTACCAAAAATTAAACATCTATTTGAAGAAGTAAAAGGTAAAGACAATAAAAAATATTTAATATGTATCCAAGCTGAAGCTGAACGTAAGGAACAAATCAAAAATAGAAAAAAAAAAGTAGTAGCAGGAAAGTTAGGTGCTAAAATTAGATGGGGGGAAGAAAGTTTGGAGGAGAGCAAATGACAAAAATAATATTTTTTATTTTAACTTGCGCTACCTGTAATTTAACTGAAGTTTCTTTTTATAAAAGTCCAATGGAAGATTGTTTTGATTATGGAAATTTTATTTTAGATAAATTAGAATTTAAGGATGAAACTGATGAGATAAGAGGTGGTTATTACACTATACAAGGTTATTTAGTAATAGGTTATCGTTGTGAGTAGTTTTAACGAAAATTCCCACTACAGTATGTTTCTTGATTATTTTGGCAAACATCATTCATTCCAAACATTTGATGATAAAGGCCTAAACAAGAGATTAATAAAACAATTGCACGGAAGTATAAAAGTACACTTTCACGAATTGGCTGAACTTAACAGCAAAGGTGCGGGTATATATTTTACAGTAAATGAAACTAATGGTCTTGGTCGTACAACTAAAAACATAGAAAAGATTAGGTCTGTGTTTATAGATTTAGATGGTACACCATTACCAGATAGTTTTAATATTCCACCTAATCTTATTGTAAATACTTCGCCAAAAAAATACCATTGTTATTGGTTAGTAAAAGATATGCCTTTAGAAAGTTTTACTTTGTATCAACAAGCATTGGCATCTAAATTTAATTCTGACCCCGTTGTAAAAGATTTGCCTAGAATTATGAGAGTTGCAGGTTTTTATCATCATAAAAAAAATCCATATCCTGTAAAAATAATTCAATGCACAACTGATATGCCTTACACCATGAAGGAAATTAAAGAAGGTTTAGAATTAAAAAGGCCAGAGCAAAAAACTATTAAGATGGATTACACACCATCAACTTATAAAGGTAAATACACAGGCACACTTCGTTATGGTATAAATGCAGGTGAACGTCATGCACAGTTAGTTAAAATTTTAGTAGCTATAAAAAAACGTGGTGAAAGTTATGACTATGCAAAAGGTGAAGCTATTGAATTTGCAAACTCATGTGTACCACCAGAAAATTTAAACGAAGTTATGTTTCAATTAAACGATATATGGAGAAGATACTAATGAACTTATTGAGAGATTATCAAAAAAAAGCAATTGAAGATATAAGGCAACATTTTAGAGAAGGCAAAAAACGAATATTATTAGTTGCTCCTACAGGTAGCGGTAAAACAGTTATTGCTTGTTCTATGATGGAGGGCTTGGTTAAAAATAATAGATTTGGAATGTTTGTGGCGCACAGACGTGAACTTGTTATGCAATGTAGTAGAAAACTTGCTGACTTTGAAATTAAGCATGGAGTTATTATGGCAGGTAAATCTGGTAGTATTTATTCTGATGTACA